CCTGCGAGTATACGAGTTTTGGTCGCTAAGATAGCATCACCCGAACTTCCATCAAAGTTATGCACTAACAAACCATTTGTTAAGGGGTTGGCTGCACCCGTAGCATGTACTTCTAAATGAGCGGTAGGTGATGTTGTGCCTATACCAACGCGACCATCACTTCTAAGTGAAAGCACATCAACCTCCGTCTCGTAATTTGTACTTGCTAAATATATATCAAGTTGAGAGTTGGCTGTACCACTTGAAACCGCCGTGTGTTTACCCATTTTCATTGTTGCCCTCACACCATCACTACTCGCGGTTCCACCCTCTCTACAAAGTTCTAAAACCCTCGCGAAATCCGTTAAATCTGATGAAACCGCGGTTGCATTAGAAACGATGAGTGGAGTTCCAAGATGTTTGTAGGTTCCATTATTAGCAATTTCATCATTGATAAACACCGTACCCCCAGATGTATGCAATCGACCCTTTGGTGTAGCCGTGCCCACACCAACATTTGAACTTTCAAGGATGGTCAACTTTGGTGTACCCATTGTAGCAGTTTTACTCGCATAAATGTTGAGACCCTTACCCTCAGCTACAATATTCTCAATCTTGTTCTCACCTACCAAGTGGGATGAATACATACGAGAACTCGTGTTTGATGCCGATCCCCAGGTATTACCATAAATAAAACCATCACCTAGAGTCGCATGAACATTACCCGCGACGGTCAACTTTTCAGTGGGGTGGGTATTAGATATACCAACCCTCCCCACTGTATCAATACGCACTCTCTCAGTGTTTCGCGTTTTCATTTTGATGATTTGGTGTGTGTTTGAAGTACTAGCTCCAATTATTTCGATTGAACTCACATTAGAGGCTGCCGAGCCGGATTTAAGAACAAGTGCATTTGATGTACCTGTTAAACCACCGTACCTATCGGCGTGTATCACAATGTTTGAGAACGAATGTATAGAGTTTGTGACAAGTTCAGTTGTAGCCGTATTACCTAAAACTGTTAAGGTATTTGCTGCTACCATATTTGCAAATACCTTCGCACCCACAGACAATGTATTTGTTGGTGCAACATTGGCAATACCCGAATGAGATGTGCCCGAACCCACCGTTCGAATTGAATTTGATTTAATATTTTCATTGAAAAGAATTGGTACAGTAGCACTTGGATCGAAAGTTACTAAACTTCCAATTCTCATACCACCCGCAACTACATTACCTGTCACTGCAACATTCCCGTCAGATACAAATACATTTGGACCTGTATCATCAAAGTACACATTCGAGCCCACCGACAATGTAAATTTGGTGGATGTATTTGCCACACCCACATTACCATCAGCAAACATCTGTCCGTATACATGAAGATTAACCGTATTTGATTGATCCACTACGATTGTAGTTAGACCTGGTGCCATCTGGGTTCGACCGAGTAAAAATTCATTATTCGAAAATTGATATCCAAATACAAGATTCGACCTACTTCCATCAGCACCCTCAGTCATGAGTAAAGCATTGTCGAATGGTGCATTTTTATTATTTGTGGATGCTTGTTGGATCACACAATTTGCAACAACTAAGTTGATAAGTGTTTGGTAAGTAGCAGACTCAGAAATGAACGCGTTACCATTCACATGGAGATTACCATTTATTGTTAAATTACCTTGGTCAACAAATACATTACCATGCTGAAAAACAGCTACATTTGAACCAACTGAAGCACTATCCGTACCCGCAACAATATATTCAGCAACTGATATATTAGTAGAAAAGGTGTTCCCCACAACCTTCAATACATTTGAACCCATTCTATCGATGACGAGTGTATCGTCGACATTTATAATGTTTGAAACTAGAACGTTTGTAGCCGAGACGTTACCTTGTAGCGTTACTAAGTGTTCATTTCCGCGATCAATAATAAATTCGTTATTTGGTCCAATCTGAAACTCATTTGTAGCACTCGGTGCCGAAATACCAATCTTATCATTCACATACAAACGCTCGGTACGAACACCCTTGGTCACGTCAAGCACGATATTCGTTGCTGTATCCTCTACAAAAATATTTGAACCTATAGAAATATTTTTTGTAGGATTTGTATTAGAAATAGCAAATTTTTCTGCTGTAATAACTTCAACGTCGATCTCTTTTGTAATAATACTTTTTACGTCAGTAAGTACATCTTGCTCGACTGGGTCTGCGTCTAGACTGGTTACAAAAACCTGATCGAAACGAGCTGTCCTACCCATCTATACCTTAATTACCGAATAAAATTCCAGCTAAACCATCCTTGATTCTTAGAACATTATAGTTTACTGCATATATACTTAAGTCCTGATTACTTGGTCTAAGATTACCCTTCTCCACACCCCGTAATACAAGTTTGGCATTATCGAGACGGCTAAAGTTGCATGTACCTGATGGATTATAGTCCGATGCATTTAGACAGAAGTGATACACGAAGTACCTTGTGTTGAAAAGTACATTGGTTTCACTGACAAAATCACTCGCACCGTACGATGATTTGTAATAATTTTGTACTGTGTGAAAATAATTTGGAGACATATGTTCAAGGATTGGGGTCCCATTGATTTGAATATCACCACTTAAAAATGTGAAACGATCGTTCGCAAAATCATCACTTAATGCACCAAAACCAAAAAAGATGGATTTGACTGGATGATTAAACGATGAAATATCAAATGTATTATCACCACCACCTAAAGTGTTATCAGCCACAGTCTCCAATGGAAGATTTATTTGTTGTGTTTGTGTGATGACAAAGTCGAGACTTCGACCCACGAGAGATTCTCGTTCCTCTTTATCTAGATAAATATAGTTACCGTATACATTAATTCGTTTTTGTGCATCTGTAAGATTTAGAACTGAATCATTATAATACGTGTCATCGAAATTGATTTTGATTTCAACTTGGTGATGTTGTAAAGCTACAAGGGGTAAAAATGCTTTATGATCACAAAAGAAGAAGTGAAGTGGGAGAAATGCTGGATTGGATTTAGAAACTTTGTTACTCAATTCTTGTGTTTTCGTCCATGTGTCAGCCATATAATTATGCCATATATCAGAGTAATAATCAAAATGTTGAGAGTCTATTTTTTGGCCCCCTATGTAAAGGTCGATGGTGGAATTGTAAAAAAGATTGGAAGACATATTTACAGCATCGACACCAACTTTCTCAAACCAAATACCATTAATGATATCACCTAAAACCGGTATAGTAATTGAGTTGTCAGTTTGGGTGACTGATTTAATCAATTTTGGAGCCTGAGAAAAATTTGTATGTCTCGTAAACTTCATACGAAAAAAAGAATGACCTTCTTCACTGGTAAGATACACATCTTGAACTCCTTTAGAGACCAATTGTATTAATGCACCCGACATTTAATAGATGTTTAGATTATAAAAACAGACACTTTCCCTGAGGGAAGGCACTCTTAGGTTCTTCTACATTTTTACCGTGTATTTTAAAACCACCTTGACGGTATATTTTCATTCGTTTATAATACATCGCTGTAAAGACGGACCATGGATCGTGAACATCGTAGATGTGGGGTTCATTCTTTTTACCCTTCGTCTCTCTCATAATTCGACCAATACTTTGTGTAATATCAGATTTAGGAGAAGCTAGAATAACTGTATCTAGTGTGGGAATATCTAAACCTTCATGTGCTTGACTAAACGTAGCAAAAATAATCTTTTTCTTGGAAGACTCTTGGAGTTGAGCTTCTTTCATACCACCCATGTATAGACCAGACGTTTTAGGAAAACATTGGTGAAGAAATTCACAATGAAAACGACGATCACTGAGTACTAGAAGTTGACGGGTACCTGCTGATGCTTTTTTTACTAATTCTACCAACATCTTATTTCTAGCCCTATCTTCAACAAGTTCTGTAATCATATTTGGCATTGAAATTTTACCATTTCGCATTGATGGGGGTGGATTCTTATAGTTTGGTGAATCAAAGACGACGGGAAATACCTCAACCTGTCCTTGATTTTTTCGTTCAACTGCAAAAAAGGTGGGTCCCATAAACCAATGAAGAACCTTTGTTAGACCATCTTTCCGTTCTGGAGTTGCGGAGAGACCATAGATATGTCGTGGACAAAGTTTAAACAGACTCTGACTAAAAACTTTAGCACAAATGTGATGTGCTTCATCAACAATGACTGTGCCTATACTTTCAAAATCGGAAAAACTGTATTCTTTTAGGGATAACGATTGAAGCATAGCGATGACAAAATCACAATTAACTTCCTTTTTATTTTGCTGGACAACCCCTATAGTGGCTCCCGGACAAAACTGTTGAATGCGTTCTCTCCATTGATCTGCCAAAAATTGTTTATGTACGATAATCATCGTGCGATACCCAAGTTTAGAAGCTATGGCCAGGGATACCGTCGTTTTGCCATAGCCACATGGTAAAGAAAGGACGCCATGCCCTGCTTTAATAGCTGCTCCGAATGCTTCATTTTGGTGTGTGGCATCCCGGAGTTGTCCTGCAAATCGTGTGTTAATTTTAGTTGGTTCTGGTCGCTTGTCATGTTTAGGTTCTCCAAGTTTAGAAGTTCCATAGAATCTGGGAACGCAGACTCCATTCTTAGCTGGTTTGAAAACTTTGAAAGGCGGTGGAGGAAATCCAAAGTCTCCATTTACGATGGGTCTTACCGTTAATTCTTTTTTAATTTCTTGGATTGGACCCACATCTACTAGATATCCAGTTCTAGTGAGAGTGGTCATTTAGATATTTAAAGATTATAAACTTTATATAGATATAAAATGCCTACGGTAGATATTGAAGAAAATATTAAACTGACTAGAGAAAGTATTTCTAAACAATCACATGAGATTGCCAAACTTCATGGTGTACTTCAGACCTTTGAGGGTTTCAAGAAGGGTGGTCTCAAGACCATCGAGTTTCCAAATAATCCTAATCAAGATGTTGAAGAGATTAAGAGGATCCAAGAGAAGCCAGA